GAGCAGACCTTACATATCAACAGGGTCTGCAAAAAATGTGGAGCCGTTCAACACGATATGATTTCTATTTCCCAGCATTTGCCACATTAGGTGAGCAATCTGTGTTAAATCAAGAAATTTACGTAACTGGAAACTCAACCGATACCGATGTATTCGGTTATCAAGAGCGTTGGGCAGAGTATCGTTTCTATCCATCACGCATTAGTAGTCTATTTAGATCTACTGCATCAGGAACTATTGATGGATGGCATCTTGCACAAAAATTCACTGCGTTACCAACGCTTAACGATACCTTTATACAAGATAACCCCCCAGTTGCTCGTACACTGGCCGTCGGCGCTGCCGCTAACGGACAACAATTTATCTTTGATTCTTTCTTTGATGTTAAGAAAGCAAGACCAATGCCAATGTACTCTGTACCTGGCTTAATCGATCATTTCTAATGGGAATGTTCGATGGAATATTTGGTGAAGCAGCTCCGTTAGCAGCGGAGGCTGCTGGCATGGCAATGGGCATGCCACCTGGTACCATGTCTATGGTTGGTTCAGCTTTAGGCGGAATTGGTTCATATATGGGTCAAGAATCCGCTAATGCAGCTAATGCTGCACAAAGTCAAAAACAAATGGACTTTCAAGAACGTATGCGTTCTACACAATATCAAACGGCAGTAGAAGATATGAAAAAAGCTGGGTTAAATCCCATGCTTGCTTATCAACAAGGGGGTGCCGGCAATCAGGCCGGGGCTCAAGCCCAAATGCAAAGCTCTTTAGGAGCTGGAATACATTCAACTGCAGAAAATCTTAGTAAATATCAAGATTTAAGGAATATTGCAGTACAAGAAAAATTAATTAATTCTCAAATAGACGTTGCGGACGCGGATGCGGTATTAAAAAGAGCAACGGCAATAACCGAAGCATATAAGCCTGGTCTAACTCGGGCTCAAACAAATAATATTTTAAAACAAGCTGGTTTATTTACCAGCCAAACACGGCATACGTCAGCTTTAGCAGACCTTGCCGAACATGGCAAAGCTCCAACATCTGATAGGCCAATCTATCAGGATATTAAAGACATTGTTAAAGATATGTCATCAGCTGACCAAATTCGTAAATTTGGTAAATTTATTAACAAAATGCCATCACCTGATAGTGATTCTTTACCTAATACAATGAGATAACATGAAAAAAAGTGTACCTTTTTTACGAACACCCTACAACTACGATACAGATGCTGCGTCAAATGAGTCAGGGTTGCATTGTGAGGATGCTTCCCTGGCTCAGCAGCATTTCAAAGACGAATGTGATATTAACAATATCCTTCGTCAATTCAACATAACAGGACTACTACCAGAAGGCGCTTTAACGCCTCGCTACGGCGATTTTACGGGCATTGGTGACTACCATACTGCCCTTAATCGCGTAATCGCTGCAGAGGACGAATTCATGTCCTTGCCAGCAACATTAAGAGCTAGGTTCGAAAACGATCCAGCTCAATTAATCGAGTTTCTCGATAATCCTGAAAATAAAAACGAGGCAATTAAACTTGGCCTCGTAAATACTACTGAGGAACTGCCGCAAGTCGTTGAAGTTCCTCAAGAAAAAGCGCCCGAATAGGGCGCTAAGCACAGTTACCTACTTGATGTAACTGTGCTTGGTGACACCAACCCCAAAAAGGAGATAAACATGTATATGCGCAGAACTCACGTAAATAAACGGAAATCCGCTAGGACTTTCCGTCATCATTCTAGAAAAACTAAATCGCCAAATATGCGATCAGCCCCCCAGCGTGGAGGCTGGAGGTTCTAATAAAACCCCCAGGCACCTCACATGCCTTGCGTAAAACCATTAACGGCATATATGATGCCGTATTACGCTGCTGGAAAGCAGTGTAATGAAATATCATTTAAGCCACATCCTGATTTTAATAAAATCATGTTACCCTGCGGACAATGTATTGGCTGCAGGTTAGAACGATCACGACAATGGGCCATGCGTTGTATGCATGAAGCCCAATTACACGAGCACAACTGTTTTCTCACTTTAACTTATGACGATACACATCTCCCAAGCGATGGCTCGCTACATCACCGAGACTTTCAACTCTTCATTAAACGACTTCGAAAAAAACTCGGAAACACTAGAATCCGCTATTACATGGTTGGAGAGTATGGCGAATCTTTCGGCAGACCTCACTTCCACGCCTGTATCTTCGGATACGACTTTCATGATAAAAAATTATGGAAACGGACTTCCGCTGGTTCTTTGCTTTATAGATCCGAAGAGCTTGAAACTATCTGGACATCTGGTTATTCCTCCATTGGAGATGTTAACTTCGAATCAGCTGCATACGCTGCTCGATATATCGTCACAAAACAAACAGGTAATGTAGACCCTAATCATTACCACTATTGCGACTTAGAAACAGGCGAATTAGTAAAATTAGAGCCTGAATACAATAGAATGAGCTTAAGACCATTATCAGGAAAAAAAGGCGATCCAGGCGGTATCGGCGCTGAATGGTATAAAAAATATAAAACTGACGTCTATCCTCACGATTATGTAATCGTTAGAGGTAAAAAAATGAGGCCACCTAAGTACTACGATCAATTACACTATAAGGAAAACCCTTACATACACGAGGAAATACTTTACAACAGGGAAAAAAACGGTAAACTAAATAGCGAAGATAATACCCCGGAAAGACTACTCGTAAAAGAAACAGTAATGAAGGCAAAACTTCAACAATCTAAACGTACCCTCACTTAGGAAATCCTCATGAAACTATCATTATGTTCAGTAAAAGACAGAGCAGCCGACGCTTATGGACGCCCAATGTTTGTACCCTCAACTGGTGTAGCAATAAGGTCATTTAGCGATGAAATTAATCGCAGTGATCCTGATAACCAGTTATATAATCACCCAGACGACTTCGATTTGTACGAATTCGGAGAATTTGACGACAATACAGGAGCTTTCGAGCTGTATGAACAACCTAAATTACTTAGTCTGGGTAAACAAGTAAAAATACAAAACTAACCGTAAAGGGGGGTAACCCCCTTACGGAAAACTACCAAGGAAAACTATGCACCGCAATCGCTCAGTAGATATACATCAGTTCACAATGATTCCAAAAGCGGATATTCCGCGATCAAAATTTGACTGTCAAAGTACACATAAAACTACCTTCGATGCGGGCTATCTAGTACCAATCTATGTTGATGAAGTGCTCCCAGGGGACACTTTCAACTTAAATATGACGGCATTTGCCCGTTTAGCAACGCCACTATATCCAATTATGGATAACTTACACCTTGAATCTTTTTTCTTCTTTGTACCAAATCGTTTGATTTGGAACAATTGGCAAAAATTCATGGGAGAACAAAACAATCCAGGGGACTCAATATCATATGTAGTACCCCAGCAGGTGTCACCGGCCAATGGTTATGCCATTGGCTCACTGCAAGACTATATGGGACTACCAACAGTAGGCCAAGTCGCTGCAACAAAAACAGTAAGTCACTGTGCTTTCTGGCCACGTGCTTACAACTTAATCTATAACGAATGGTTTCGAGACGAAAACCTTCAAAACTCAGTAGTAGTAGATAAGGGCGACGGCCCTGATACTGTAGCAAATTACACATTACTGAGACGTGGCAAACGTAAAGACTACTTTACATCAGCTTTACCTTGGCCACAAAAAGGCGCAGCCGTAACATTACCTTTAGGTACATCAGCACCTGTTAAATCAGCATTTGATGCTAACTCAACATATTGGTATGTTGGAAATACAGGTGCAAATACCGCTGTAAACTTAAAAAATAGCAGCGGAACAATACAAACAAATTCAAATCTGTATGCAGATTTATCACAAGCAACAGCTGCGACAATTAACCAGCTACGCCAATCATTCCAAATACAAAAACTCCTTGAAAGGGACGCACGTGGTGGAACTCGATATACTGAAATTATTCGCTCTCACTTTGGCGTCGTCAGCCCTGACGCTCGCTTACAGCGTCCTGAGTATTTGGGTGGTGGTTCAACTGATATCAACATCAGTCCAATTGCGCAGACCTCTGGAACTAGTGCAAGCGGTACGACTACCCCTCTGGGTACACTTGCTTCTATGGGTACTACCCTTGCTCACAATCATGGCTTTACTCAATCGTTCGTTGAACACGGCGTTATTATCGGTTTAGTATCCGTAAGAGCAGACCTTACATATCAACAGGGTCTGCAAAAAATGTGGAGCCGTTCAACACGATATGATTTCTACTTCCCAGCATTTGCCACATTAGGTGAGCAATCTGTGTTAAATCAAGAAATCTACGTAACTGGAAATTCAACCGATACCGATGTATTCGGTTATCAAGAGCGTTGGGCAG